ACTTGAACAAATTAAATTGAAGGCTCAACTTGCTTCAATGGATGGCGAGATCAATGCTGAAGAGTTAAAGCAGTTAGATGAATTAAGAAAAGCATTAACCGAAAATTACGTACAAGAAAAAGAGATAGGATTAAAGCAGGAGAAAGAAGAAAAAGAAAAGAACGAAAAGATTTACCAATCACGTAAAGACCTAGCGGATAAGACTAGAGAGAACACATTAAAGGCATTTGATGCTGCATTAAGCGATCAAGACCTACAGACTGAAAAGATAATTGGAGGTCAAAACAAAGAAGCTGAGGAGCGAATAGCTGCAAACCAGAGATACGATGAAGCGGTTAAAGCTAATTCAATAAAGTCTTATGAAGAGCAGTTAGCATGGAAAAAGTATCTAGATGAAAAGGCGGCACAAGAAGCTCAACAGTTACTAGATAGAAAGTTTCAAACAGAAGCCAATTACTTTGCTGCTACCAGTTCACTAGCTGAAACATTCTTTCAGTTACAAATAGATGGAGCAGAGGGTAACGAAGAAAGACAAAACGAATTACGTAAGAAAGCATTTAACGTAGATAAGGCATTAAAGGCATCACAAGCTACAATAGATGGTTATAAGGCTGTAACTTCAACTTTAGCACAAGGTGGTGCGTTTGCTGTTCCTTTGGCTATTTCAGTAGGTGTTTTAGCTTTTGCAAATGTGGCTAAAATCTTAGCTACTAAGTTTAATGCTGGCGGTGGTTCGAGTGGTTCAGCTTCTGCACCTCGTTTAAGTACTGGGGGAGGTAATGCACAAACACCAAACCAAACACAGCTACCAACTAACCAACCTATACAACCTACTACACAATTTGACGACCAAGGAAACCGTATCAATCAACCTATAGTTGTTAAGGTATCAGAGATTAACGACGTTCAAAGAAAGGTTGCAAGGGTAGAAGAGCAAGCTACTTTTTAACATTCAAAACAAAAAGACCATCAAAAATAATATATACTTGATGGCACAATTAAACGGTTTACCCGTATTCTATATTAAAGTGGATGAATCACTAGACTCTAATCAGGGCATAGACATGATAAGTTTAGTGGATTTTCCCGCCATAAGTTCAAACTGGGTGGCGCTTTCTAACGAAAGAAATTTTTCTTTTAATCAAGATAAGCAGCTATTGTATGGTGCAATTCTCATTCCCGATATGCCGATATATCGTTACAGTCAGGATATTGGAGAATTTTATGTGGTTTTCACTAAAGACGAAATCCTTAAAATGGTTCGTAAGTTCCAAGCACAACAAAAAACAATCAACTTAAACTACCAACACAAGAAAGATTCACAGATCGCTAATGCTGTAGTTCAAGAAATTTGGATTGTAGAGAACCCAGACAAATCATCTAAGTATGTACCTAACTTGCCTGAAGGCTCTGCATTTGTAGTAGCTCACATTGGTGATTCTAACTTTTGGAATCAAGAAGTAAAAACAGGTAACGTTAAAGGTTTCTCAATTGAGGGCTTCTTAGACATGGAAATGAAATCAATTAAAAATAACATGGAAAATCAAAAATTCGTAGAAGCTATTACCTCGAGTGGTACGCTTAAAACAGAAGCCGAATCTTTTGCCCCAGGTGCTGCTTGTACTTTAGTTACGGCTGAAGGAACAGAAGAGAAAGCACCAGCAGGAGAGTATATGCTTGAAAATGGAACAAAGGTTGTTATTGATGAAATGGGAATAGTAACAGAAGTTGTAGAAGTAGCTGAAGATGATGCTATGTTAAACTCTGAAGAAGTTGCCGTGATTCAAAAAGCAATCGAGCCTTTAATGGCTGAAATGTCAAAACAATTAGCAGACTTAAAATCTCAATTAGATGAGATGAAGACAAAGTTTGCACAAACCCCAGCAGCTAAGCCAGCTACAACTGTAGAAGAGCCTAAAACTGTTGAGGCTTCTAAATTCTCAAAAATCGAAAACCTTAAAAAATTAATCAATAAAAAGTAAAATAAAAAATGGCAACTACTTTATCAAACTCAACTACATACACAGGTAAAGACTTAGATGGTTTTTATAGTGTAGCACTTTTGACAGGAAAATCAAAAGAGCGTTTCCGTTTGTTTCCTAACGTAAAATCATCTGTAAAAGTTGGTAACCTAGCTTTAGGTAATATCTTAGCAGACGATTCATGTTCTTTTGAAGCAACTGGTACAATCACTTTAGGACAAAAAACTTTATCAGTATGTCCTTTAAAAGTTAACTTACAACTTTGTGAGAAAGATTACGAATCACTTTATTTATCTGAGCAATTGCGCCCAGGTTCAAATGTAGATGGTAATATCCCTCCTTCATTCAATGACTACTTGTTAAAATTAGTTTCTGAGCGTATCTCTCAACAAACTGAGGTTATTTGCTGGCAAGGTGACGATACTAACTCTCCTGGTACATTGTGTAACGGTATCTTAGTTCAATTAGCTGCTGACGCTACTGTAGTAGATGTTGCTGCTGATGGTACTAAAATTTCTGCTGCTTCAACTGTAGTTGCTGAGATTGCTCGTATCTATGCTCAAATCCCTTACACTTTGGATAAGTCTAAAGTTAAGATTTTCGTATCAAACGCTACTGCTTCAGCTTATAAACAAGCATTAGTAACAGCTAACCCTGCTTTAGTAGGTTACAATCAAGGTGACTACACATTACGTTATATTGACGTTGAATTAGTAGAAGCTCCAGGTATGCCAACTAACAAAGCGGTTGCTGCTGACCCTGAGAATTTATGGATGGCTACAGACTTAATGAGCGATGAAAGCGAATTAAATGTAATCTCTATGAAAGGCATCTTAGGTGAGCCGACTGTACGTATGATCACCGAGTTCAAATTAGGTTTTGGATTTGGTAACGGTGCAGAGATTGTTTACTACGCATAATGAGTAGGGAGTTAAGCTCCCTCTCTTTTTATTAATATTTAAAATTAAAAAAGAAATGGCTTGTTCAAATTTATCATCTGGTCTTACTTTAGGTTGTGATAACAACATTGGTGGTATTAAAGGCATTTACATTACTGAGAAATCAAATGTAACTGATTTAACGCTATCATCTCCTGGTGATGAAATTAGTGCAATCTCAATGTCTGGTCAATTTTACGAGTTTGAGTTCAACAAAAATACTTCTAGTTATACAGAAGAGCTACAGAGTGCTAATGAGGCTGGTAGAGATTTGTATACTCAGACTGTAACTTTAGTGCTTAACCGTAGAGAAAAGACAAAGCGAGATAAACTAATTTTATTAGCTCAGAGAGAGAATTTATTAATCATGGTTAAAGACCAAAACGATGTTATATGGTATTTTGGTGAAACTAACGGTATGAATTTAACTACTTCTGCTGGTGGTTCTGGTGTTGCTAAAACTGATGCAAATCAGTACGTGTTAACATTTGTAGGTGAAGAGCCTAGCCCAGCTAATACTGTAACTGCTGCTTGTTTAGCGGCTAACACATAATACTGTTTGTTTGTTTGTTTAAATGGGGGGTAACGCTGTAACGTTGCTCCCTTTTTTTATTTTAAAATTTAACATTTAAAAGTTTGTATATTAAAAAATAGTACTTATATTTGTGACATAATTGAACGTATGGGGAGCGAATAATAGTAACTCCCCTCCTTTCAAAAAGATATTTAAAATACTCATGAGAGAATCATCAATAGTCTAACATCGACGGAGACCAGACGAGCGTTGAAAAATCGTGATTCAAACACCTGCGGGTGAATGATACTGCCCTAAAGTAACTGGATGCAGATAAAGCAAAGACCCACCCTAACCGGTGGGTTTTTTTATTCAAAACAATTTACAATAACTGTAATATATTAATATGATTTACATTACAAAAGGTCAGGCTAATACGTGTGTGTTCACATTTAATGAAAAAGCCACTACTACGACTTATGATGTATTATTCAAATTCACTAACGAAACCACAGGAGAATCAAAACTATTCACAGGATTTGATTTAAGCACTAATAGAACACGTTATAACGAATTTGTAATAACTGAAAGCACAACAGAAAACGTTTACAATTCAACTATAGAACTATCACCTACAGGATATTGGACTTATATCGCTTATCAAATGGCAGATACTAGCCCGACTAGTTTACTTCCAGCTAATGCAGTAGGGACTTTAGAGATAGGCAAAGTTTACGTTTATGATAGTACTGAGAATGTAAATTACACGTTCACAGATGATGAAGATAAAAATAATAAAGTATTTGAAGGATGAGTATAATTAGAGATTTTAAAACTGCTTTAACTAAGGCAGTAAGAAAAGAGGCAAAGTTTACAGGGGATAATTTCTCGGTGTTTGCTTCTTCTATCCCAGAAGTTCCAAAGATCATAGAGAAAAAGAATGTAGATTTTGTGTTTTATGGTGAGGATAATTTATATCCTTATCAACTTAATGACCTTCCGTATGGTTCAGCTATTCACAACTCAATTCTAAAGACTAAAACTAAAATGACACACGGTGATGGTATCTTATTAAACGATGCCAAAACTAGTGAGGAATCATTGGCAGTTTATAACAGTTTGAGTGGTGATGTAAAGGCTGATTTTGATTTGATTTATTTTAATCCAAACGGTAAAGAGCCACTCCTTAAAATATTAGAGCGTTTAGCATGGGATTTACAGCTTTACGGAGCGTTTTGTTACGAGGTGATATATAACATGGACTTTACTAAAATAGTCACTCTAAAGTACGTAGATGTAAAATATATCCGTGCGGGAAAAATGGTAGACGATGAAGTAAAAGAATATTATTATTCAAGAGATTGGTCACAATGGAAACGCCCAGATTATGCACCTAAAAAGATTGCAGCATTTGACCAAAACAATAAAGAAAACTATAACCAGTTAGTTTATGAGAAAGTAGGGAATTTAGATTATTATGGTGTGCCTAGTTATGTAGGAGCGATTACATGGATTTATACAGACTTTCAAATGGGGATTTTCCATAAGTCTAATTTAGAAAATGGAATGAACCCGAGCATGGCTTTAAAGTTCTACAAGCTACCAGGTAGTGAGAACGATAGAGATATGATAATGGATAACATTAAATCTCAATTTACAGGCTCAAAGAATACAGGTAAACACATGGTTTTCTTTTCTGATGGAAAGGAATTAGCACCAGACATCCAACCAGTAGAGACTAGCGGATTAGATAAACAGTTAATTATCTTAGCTGAATTGTGTGATAAGAAAATTTTAACAGGTCACCAATTAACCACTCCATTACTGGCGGGGGTATCAATTAGCGGTCAATTAGGAGGCAATACAGAGCTTCAGACAGGGTTTCAAATATTCGATAAGGTAAGTATGGAGGCTGATAGAAATTATGTATCACAATCAATTCAAAAGGTTTTTAATTACAATAAAACAGGAGTTAAAATAAGTATTAATCCATTTAACCCTTTTACAAATGGCTAACGCATTTTTTATCAGTGAAACATACTTAAAGGATAACACACCTTTGAGTAGAAATATAGACATGGTTGAACTTTACCCTTTTGCTAAAACAGCAGAGGAAGTATACATCCAGGAGGCTATAGGAACGAATTTATACGATGACTTAATTACTAAGATTATCGCAAACACTTTAAGCGCAAACGAGATCACGTTATGTAAAAAGATACGCTCTGCTTTAATTTGGTTTACTATTTACGATGCACTTCCTTTTATTCATACTAAAATAAGGAATATCGGCACAGTAAAGCAGAATGGAGAAAACTTAGAAACAGCCGATAGAAGCGATGTAAGTTATTTAAGAAAAGAGGTAAAGAACAAAGCAGACTTTTACTTACGTAGATTACAAGATTATTTGTGTGAAAATCAAGATTTATTTACTGAGT